AATGTCCTTTACCGTGGCATTGAAAACGGAAAGCGTGTCAAGAAGAAGATTGAGTTCTATCCAACGCTGTTCGTTACAAGTCAAAAGAAAACACAGTATCAAACCCTAGACGGTGAGCATGTCGAGCCGGTGAAGCCGGGTGACATGTATGAAACCAGAGCGTTTGTCAGCAAATATGATGACATTTCTGGCTTCAATGTTTATGGTAACATGGACTTCGCATATCAGTTTATCGGTGAGCAACACTTCGGTGCAGATGTTGATTATGATCCAAGCAAGATTGTGATTGCCAACTTCGATATCGAAACGACTTGTGATAACGGATTCCCGAATCCAGACAATCCTGAAGAAGCGATCATCGCAATCACCGTTCAAGTCGGAGATGAGGTTCGTGTGTTTGGTTTGGGTGAGTATTCTATTCCCGAACACACATGCACCAAGTATGATGACGAAGCACAACTGCTTCTTGACTTCCTTGACTATTGGGAGCAAAAAGATCCTGACATTATGACAGGTTGGAACATTACCTTTTTTGATATTCCTTATCTTTATTGCCGGATGCGACACTTACTTGGCACAAAACAAGCGAATCGTTTGTCTCCGTGGAAGCAAGTAAATGAGCGTCCCATCACTATTCAGGGACGAACAAGAACAATGTATGACATCACGGGTGTCGCTAACTTTGATTACCTTGATCTCTACAAGAAGTTCACCTATGTAAACCAAGCGTCTTACAAGTTGGATCATATTGCATTCGTCGAACTTGGTGAGCAGAAGATTTCATATGAAGAGTATGGAAGCATCGCTGACTTCTATCGCAAAGACTTCCAGAAGTTTATGGAATACAATGTCAAAGATACTTTGTTGGTGACAGGACTCGAAGATAAACTTCGACTCATCGAACTTGCACTCGCACTTGCCTATTCAGCAAAGGTGAACTTCATGGATGTGTTCTCTCAAGTCCGAACTTGGGATCAGATCATCTATCATTACCTTGCGGAACGAAACATCGTCATCCCATCCAAGAAGGGAACGAAGAAGAACGCACAATACGCTGGTGCTTATGTGAAAGAGCCAATCGTTGGTAAACACGAGTGGATCGTTTCGTTTGACTTGAACAGTCTATATCCACACCTGATCATGCAATACAACATCAGTCCTGAAACAATGATTGAACAGTCTGAGGATGATCGGTTCGGTATCGGAGTGAACAACCTTCTCAAGAGCAGTCCAGAAATGTATCACAAACCGTGTCACGAAAAGATCAAACAGTTTACATCTCAGGGTTATTCTGTTGCTGCGAACGGAACTTGCTATCGCAAAGATGTTCGTGGGTTCCTTCCCGAACTTATGGAAAAAATGTATCTCGAACGCAAGTCGTTCAAGAAGAAGATGATCGAAGCACAGAAAGAGTTGGAGGATCTTCCAAACAAAAACATGCCGTCTCTTGGACGAGCAGGTTACACAAAGAAACTAAAGAAGGATATATCAAAGTATCACAACTTCCAGTTGGTTCGCAAGATTCAATTGAACTCCGCTTATGGTGCGATTGGTAATGAGTTCTTCCGTTACTTCAATGTTGACATGGCAGAAGCGATTACGATGTCCGGTCAACTTTCGATTCAGTATATCGCAAACGAACTAAATGCGTTTCTGAACAAAACTCTTGACACAGGAGATTATGATTATGTTGTTGCAAGTGATACAGATTCTGTTTATCTTCGTCTTGGGAACCTTGTGGATAAAGTTTGTCCCAACAAGTCGAAGTCGAAGGTGGTTGAATTCCTCAACAAGTCCTGTGCAGAAATCATCCAGCCATTTATTGACAAGTCCTACAAGTTACTGGCAGAACAGATGAACGCTTATGAGAATAAGATGGTGATGGAGCGAGAAGTTATCGCTGATGTCGGCATCTGGACTGCAAAGAAGAGATACATGCTCAACGTGCATGACTCCGAAGGCATTCGTTACGACACTCCCAAACTTAAGATCATGGGAATCGAAACGACTCGATCTTCAACACCGCAGATTGCCAGAAGTGCGTTGAAAGAAACCATCGCTCTTATTCTCACGGGGACTGAGCCAGAACTGCAAGCGAAAGTCGAAGAGATTCGACAGGAGTTTATGGTTGCTGCACCAGAGGAGATTGCCTTTCCTCGATCATGTAATGGCTTGGCTAAATATTCTAACAAGTCAACAATCTATGAGAAGGGAACACCGATTGCCGTCAAAGGATCATTGTTGTTCAATCATTATTTGAAAAAACATAAGTTGACTAAAAAATACGAGACAATCAATGAGGGTGAGAAGATTAAATTTCTTTACCTGAAGTCACCAAATCCGTTCGGTGGTATTGATGGAAAGGATCATGTTATATCTTTTGTCTCGACATTACCGAAAGAGTTTGATATAATCGACTTTATTGATTACGAAAAACAGTTTGAAAAATCTTTCCTCGATCCCCTGCGAAACATTCTTGATGTCGTTGAGTGGGACTATGAGAAAAGAGCATCATTGGAGGATTTCTTTGGATGAAATTATCGTTAAACGAATTAGAAAAAATTGTGCCACTTCTTGACAAAAGAGTGAATGAACTCTTGACTATTCATAAGAAAATGATTAGTTCAGATTCTTCCACGGCTCAAAGCCTTGAAAGTATTATTGAAGAGGTGGATATGTTTAGAACAATCAAACAAAAACTGGAGAGTGCAATCGGATGAGTTTTTTAGACAACATTATTAAACAATCAGGAAATGAATATGCGTCAATTGTTGAAGGTGGTATCGAGAGTGATATCAATGGTTTTATTGATACCGGCAGTTATGCTTTTAATGCTCTTCTTAGTGGTAGCATTTATGGCGGCATTCCTGACAACAAGATTCTCGCACTCGCAGGAGAACAAGCAACCGGAAAGACATTCTTCTCCATTGGAGTGGTAAAGGCTTTTCTTGAGTCGAATCCAGACGCTGTTGTTCTTTACTTTGACTCAGAGCAAGCGGTGACTTCGGACATGTTCAAGGATCGTGGTGTTGATCCATCACGGATTGCCGTGTTCCCTGTTGACACCGTGGAGAACTTCCGTCAACAAGCGTTCAAGATTATCGAGGGTATTGAAAAGACTGACAAAGCAGATCGCAAACCAACTATGGTTGTCCTCGACTCTCTTGGCATGCTTCCCACCGAAAAGGAAGTGAACGACATCGCAGACGGCAAGAATGTTCGTGACATGACTCGGGCACAACTTGTTAAGTCAACATTCCGTGTTCTCACTTTGAAACTCGGACAAGTCGGCATTCCGATGATTATGACAAACCACACTTACGATGTTGTTGGTGCTTATGTTCCAACCAAAGAAATGTCGGGTGGTTCTGGTTTGAAGTATGCCGCTTCAACCATCGTGTATCTGTCGAAGAGAAAAGACAAAGACGGAACCGACATCGTTGGTAACTTGATTCGTTGCAAACTTTTCAAAGGAAGGTTGACGAAAGAAAATTCAGAAGTTACAGTGCAACTTAATTACAAGACAGGACTGAATAAGTATTACGGACTCGTTGACTTTGCCGTTGCCGCTGGTGTGTTTGAGAAAGTTTCGACTCGCATCAAACTGCCTGATGGCAAGACTGCATTTGAAAAGCAAATTAACAACGATCCAGAAAAGTATTACACACAAGAAGTTCTGGACAAGATCGACGAGTTCACACGGAAGGAATTTAGATATGACAATTGATTGGGACAAAGAACGTTACCTAACTCGATATGAAATGAAAGAGGAAAGAGAAAACTTTATTTCCTTTTCCTTTACTGGCGGTGAACTACACGAATGTGTTGTTGAGTTCACTGACATTAATGTTGTCTTTGATGAAAGTGAACAAATTTCTTTTACATTTGACTATGACATTAAGTCAGACAAAGAAAAGAATTTTGAGGATTCAACTGAACTGCAAGTATTTTTTACGAATGTTATCATGACACATTGGGGAGATGAGTTAGGAAAGTGAAAAGCCAAGAGCAAATCATACTTGAAAATCTCGTGTATAATCAAGAATACACGAAGAAAGTTATTCCTTTCTTGAAAGAGGAGTATTTTTCTGATGAAGTTGAGAGAAAGGTTTTCTCCAACATCAAAAATTATGTTGATCAATACAGCACTCCACCAACGGTAAATGCCCTCAACATTCTTCTTGAGGGTGACAAATCTCTTG